TTCCAGTAGACGTCGGAGCGAGGGTTGTTGAGGTACAGAGAGAACAGACCGGCGTTCGTGCCGTTGCTCCAGTAGCCGCCCCTGAGCGGGCACCGCTCCTCTGCGCCGTTGTTGAACCAGAAATAATCGTTGCCGTAGGTGGCATCGATGCCGTCGCCGGTCAGAGCGGTGTCCGGCATGAGAGCCAGGGACATGAGCAGCAGTTTTGCAGCGTCGCCCACAGCGGAGCCTGCGGTGATGTCCTTGAACGAGCAGCCGCGGCCCTCGTCCTTCTGGTCTGCAATGGTGGTATCCCATACCGCCTTGCCGCCCACGACGTTCAGTTTGATGCTGCCATCGGTGGTGCCGTTGCCGTCCGGGGCGATCAGGCTGCCATCGCTGGCCTTGATTGCTTTCCATGCACTGCCGGATGCTGCATAGGACACGCTGTTGTCGGCAGCGTTGTTGTCCATGATGATCTGGAGCTCGCCCTTGTACAGGCGCAGTCCGAGCAGCCACTCCCAGATATTGCCGTTCATGCCGAACACGCCAGACATCTTACCGTTGTGGCTGTAAGTGACCGGACCGGTGCCGGTCAGGATACGGGCGGTCTTGCCGCCATCCTGTACGCCGGGCGCCGGGATGCCGACGTATTCAGTCTCCGTGGTGTCTTTGCCGTAGTTGTTGTTGCCCTTGGGCTCGCAGCCGTGCTTGTGGCACCAAAGCGCGATCGCCGCCCACTCTGCAATGGTGACTTCGTGCCAACCCTTGCCCTTGGCGACGCAAGAGGCGGCGAAGGAATCGTAGTTGCGGCTGACGGTAGGGTCTTCCGCGGGCAGGCTGTAAGAGCGGCCATTGTACACCTTGCTCTGGTACTTGCCCATCCAGAAACCCGCGATCTGCTTGCCATTGATGCGGAAGGCCGGGTGGATGTCGGTGCTTTCGGTAGACAGCACGTCACAGAGGCGGAAAGCCGGAATCCAGACGTGCAGGGACGGCTGATCGGTGTCGTCCATAATCAGTTTGTTGTCAGGGAAAGCGCACTTAACCGCGAAAGCGGCAGCGTCAAAGTTGTTTGCCATGATTCAATCCTCCTTACAAAATGCTCTCGAAGTCTTCGATACTCCACAGGCGCAAGATCACCTTGTCGGTGTCGAGAGGCTTTGCTTTGCGCTCAATGTGGGTCTGAGGCTCGGTGGCTTCGGCTCCCTCGGCCTGAGCATCGGTTTCCTGCTCTGCCGCGGTCATGGTGTCGGACTCCGCAGGGCCCTCCACCTCGACCTCTTCATACTCCGTACCAGGGATTTCCACCTGAGCGACGTAATACTTGCCATTGTCAGAGTCAACAGCGAGGTTGCCCTGCGCGTTGGCAGTGATGGTGGCCGTGACGGTATCGTCCTTCTGATACTTTGCAAGGTTCATCACCAGGGTGGAATCTGCAAAGTCCAGCTTGGTGCCGCGCAGCTCGTAGTCGATCTTACGGCCCGCGTTCAGCTCTACGATCTTCATTACTTCATACCTCCTTTGATAACGACGGAAACGACGACGGACGTTGCGCTGCCATCATGATGCAGCTTGAAACCGTTCGCCAGCTTGTCCTTCACTGTAATATCGCCCAGACGACCGCCGGTGTAGCTCTTGACGGTGACGTCCACGGTGTAATTGGTGTTCTTCCGGGTGGTGGACAGACCAACGGCGGTGTCCTTCGCGCAGAACGGCCACGGGTCGTTGCCTGCGGTCAGAGTAACCTCCTTGACCTCAGCAGCCACCTCCGGCTCCAGGGTGGAGAGGCGGCTGTTCTGCTGCCCATCCAGCGTGTTGATATTGGCAATGCTGGTATCGTGGCCGTCTGCACGGCTCTCCAGCTTGTCAGCACGGCGACCGAGCCGCTGAATGATGATCTGCGCGATCTTCACCGCGATGTTGACATCATGCAGGCCGACCTCCATGCGGTTGAAGTTGGCCGCGCTCATGTTGGTGCCCTGCTGAATGACCTTGCCAACGGGAGTGAGGGTGTAGGTATCATCGTTGTTCTTCGTCAGTTTGTAGGTGTTGGACGGGGAAACTGCATGATCTTTCCAAAGCAAAAACTCAAACATATTCTTTCACCTCCTTTCCGTTATACGATCTCGTACAGCGGGAACTCCCAGAGGGAGATCACGCCCTGCGTGCTGTTTTTGACGATATTCTCGCTGGACTGGCCCGCCACCTCGCCGTCGGAGTCGATGATACGAACGGCGGTGATGGTGAGCGTCGCGCTGTCCTGGGTCTGGCAGACGACCTTCAAGGTGTTGCCCTCGATCTCTTTCGACGTAATCATGGCGTCGTACCAGGTGCCCGAAGCGTAATACTGAATCTTCACGACGTGCCGCAGCCAGTAGTTGCGGATTTTGTCCATGAAGGTTTCCTTCCAAAATGCTGCCATGCAAATACCTCCTTTTTAGCTCTGGGATGCGAAGCCCTGGCCGCAGAAGCGGTAGGTTTCCGCGCACTCCGTAACCGTATAGCCCACGCCGGTTGCCCGCGTGCCGCTGCTGCCCAGGGTGGCCGTTTCCGGCGTCTGTCCTGTTGGCGCATCTTCCTCGGCTGTCTGCGGGTAGTCGATAACGTGGGGCTCGTGAATCGCTTTCGTTACCGTCGCCTTCTGGAGAGCGGCTGCAATGGTCGCAATGTCCGGGACGATGCCCGCCGGGTTGTCGTTATCGGACGATCGGTGGTAGTCCACGACGACCGGCAGATGCTCTTTTTCGGTGACGGAATCCCAGCGGTAGTACGCGCCCTTGGATGCGATCTCCGGCTTCGTGCCGGTGAGATCGTAGTCGAAGACATAGTGCGTACATCTGGACTTGACGACCGTAGCCCGATTGTAGGTGACGAGCGGGGTGTAGGCGATGTGAGCTGGAATCTTTCGGGACAGCAGCTCCAGAATGTCGCTCATGTACAGCGTCGGCTCGTCGCCTCTCTCGAAGCAGATGTAGAGCATATTGTTCCGGGCCTCGTCGAACGGCTCGAATTTCACATCCACGTCCGCATTGGTATAGGCATGAATCATCTCTTTGAGCAGGGTCGCCGACACACGACCAAAGCCCGCGAAAAACGATTTTACGAGCCTGCGCCGCTCGTCCAGAGAGCGTGTCTTGTCCAGGTTGATGCTGAGGAAAACTTCAAGCTCCCGGATGGTGGGTTCATCCATAGAATCAATGAATTTGTTGTTGTAGACCTGTTCGATCGCGTCCTGTGCGCCGTCCAGCAGCCTTCCATTTGCTTTGAGAATGGCGACCATTTCCCGCACCTCGCGGTAATACCGCGGGTAGTAGGAGATCAGCTCCTCGTAGTTGCTGGCAAACTGCCGGTTGTAGAATTTCTTCATGTGGCGACCGTCACCTCCCCGGCAACAGGGATAAAGTCAGCACCAGGCTTGATGTTTTCCGTGCCGCCGTTCAGCGTCAGGCCTTTGTAATCGAGCACGCTGTCCAGCTCGATGATGATCGCGCCGATGCGGGCGGCACGAATAACCACGTCGTCCGCTGCTGCCGTCGTCAGCGTCAGGTCTTTCAGGTATGCCGCGATCGCCTCCTGAGCCTGCGATCTCACCTCCTGCGGTGTGAAGCCGCTGGCAAGATCGGCAGTAAACGACACGTCGATCTTGACCTCACGGGCAGACACGGCGGTGAAGTGCGCACCGAGGTTGGCGACGCCTTCGCCCAGGCCATCGCCGACGGTATAGGTGTAGCCGTCCACCGTGGCCGTGTAGCCGTTGGTGGCAGGGTCGATGTACTTCTGCACCTCCGCGATCTTTGCGCTGGAGCAGGCGCGCCCGGAAGAGTCGATCAGGACAGCCTTCACGGTGTTCGGGCCGTTCCACAGCGGGTAGATGCGAGCATGACCGATGCCGTCGATGGACTCGCACCAGGTCTTGTAATGCTGCTTGTTACCGTTCTCAGCAGGGCCAGCGATCTTTTCCCGAACGCGGGTGCGCAGGCTTTCGTCCTTCTCGCGGTCGGTGCCGTTCTCGTAAATCTCGCCGAACTTGGCATTTTTCAGTCCTTCGATCTCATTTACAGGGATTGCGGCTGTGCCGGCATAAACCACGTTTCCGCTCTCTCCGGGTACTTCGGCCTCCAGGTAATACTCGCCCTCCAGCGTGTTGTAACGCAGCAGGAAGTACAGGCCATCGTTATAGAAGCGTGTGCCCGTTTCCGGGGTCGTGCCTTCAAACGAAAACCTGTACTTCGCAGGGGTCGCCGCATGACGGGTCACGCCGTACTCGTCCGCCTTGTCGTCCAGATCGTCACCGATCGCGGTGGCGATCGAGGCCATCTTTCTTGCAATGTCGATGTCGGTATACAGCTTTGCAATTTTGAGGCACGGGCCCGCAACTGCATCATAGAAGATCGAGCCCTGTCGGGTGTCGATGCCGTCCGGCGCATTGTCGAGGACGTCTTGCAGGATGTTCTCGAAGGTCATATTTTCAAACATTAGATCACCTCCTCCACTTCGATTTCTCCATAGATGGTGTCAGCCGTAAACACGATCTGCGCCTGATCTTTGTCGAACGAGATGTCGAAGTCGTGGCATTCAAGGATGCGGCTATCCGGCGCGAGGGCGTCTTTTACGAAGCCCTCAATAACGGATTGCGCATACTCGCGGCTCGCGTCCTTCGCAATAACGGCGTCTTCAACCTCGGAGCCGTACTGCTTATCGTAGATCAGGCACTTAAAACGCGGGGTGATTATGGCCTTTCGGATAGCCTGCTGCACCGCTTCGAGGTTATCCACGAAGCCGACGATCCGCCCCGCGTCAAGATCAAGGCGGTACGTCCTGGACGGCATTTCCTGTGCATCCTGGACGTCCGCGATATTGATTGGGATAAAAACGGCCATTTCAGATGTCCTTTCCGGCCACCTGGCCCGCCACTCGGTCGAGGACGTAGTACAGCTTTCCATTGTTGATGGAGAGCAGATAAACCAGGTCGTCTTTTTGCAGATGGTTGTAGACCTTCAAGGTCATTTTGTAGGCATTGAGCTTTTCGATGTAGTGCTTGTGCTTGACATTGGTCGTCGGGCCGCCCCGGCTGTCGTTGTGGATGTGGCCGCCGTCCATTTTGGTATAGGTTTCGTCGCGAAGCTCGCCCTTGTCGCCCATCGTGTAGTCCGCATGGGTGGTGTAGTCGGTGAGGTGCCAGGGGACGATCAGCTGTTCACCTGAGATCACGAGCTTGCTGTCATTGGCGGCGGTGATCTCCAGCGGGTCGTCCTTCGTGACGGTTCCTTGCAGGATTGCGCTTCCGGGCGGTATCAAGCCCTGAAAAAGCTCTTTCAAGCTGTTTGCCTCCACTAGATCAGCCTCCATTCTTGATCTCTGCTGCCGTTGTCAGCGTCAGGCTCATGGTGTGCATATTGTCCTCAAACGTGTGGTCGTCGCTGTCCACATAATAGGCACGGCTTATGCCCAGATGCGGAATCTTTACCAGAATCGCCTTGCCGGATATAACGTCCGGGTCGCCCAGGATGTTGAGTGTCAGCGTTTCCTCCGGGTCGTCCAGGGTGTCGAGGACGCTCCCCACCAGGTCTTTGACCTGGGCTTTCGTGAGGGATTCGTCCGGCTGCTGGATTTCCTGGAAGATGCCGACCTTTTGCTCCAGAGCGGAATTGCTCTTCTCCGCGATGGTGGTTCCCTCTTTAGAGATCATCTTCACGCGGGTTTTGATGGACTCAATGCTTTTCGTGTAGGAATAGCCGTACAGATTCGCGTCACCGTCCACAACGAAGGAAATAACCTGATCTTTCCGCTGGAGAAGGCTCAGTTTTCCCTTGTCGCTGCTGATAAAGTGCCGGGTGCCGGTGGCCTTGTAGTCAAGACCGAGGGCATCCAGCACCGCGTCCTGGCCGGTGGTCTTGCTCTTCGTAAGCTCAGGGATTTTGTAGGAACACTTTGCGACCTCTCCTGTGGGGATGCCAAAACGGGAGCACACGTCGGAGAATACCTGATCGGCGGTTTTGTTCTTGTAGACAAAAGTATCCTTGTTGTTGGCGAGGTAGATGCCGTTGTCGTATGCCTTGAATTTGAGCTGCTTCTTGTCGCCCTGGTTCTGGTTCATGAGGATGCCTCTGAACCGTTCCTTGCCATCGACCAGGAAAACGCACTGGTTTCCATCCGCAACGTCGATGCCGCTGCGGGCGTGACGATAGCCGTCGTCGTCGATCATCGTCACGGTGATGGTGCGGGCAGAGCTGCCCTTGCGACCGCTCCAGCGGACGAACTGCACAAGGTTCGTCATGTCGATCGTCTTCTTGTTCTTGACGACGAGCAACTGAATTTTCGCCATGCACAGCCCTCCTTACGGAATCTGCAAAACCTGTCCAGGTTTTATGAGATTCGGATTGCTGCCGATCAGCGACTTGTTGGCAGCGTAGATGCCGGAGTATTTGGAGCCGTCCCCGTAGAGGGATTTTGCGATGTTGTACAGGCAGTCGCCCTTCTTGACGGTGTAGGTCTTCGGGGTGGACGTGCTGTCAACACGGGCCACGGCGTCCTGCACGGTAGCCACCAGGGACGAGTCGATCGTTACCGTTTTCAGCGACACCTCCTGATACTCTTTCAGGGTGATGTCGTAGTGATAGGTTCCGACGTCGCCGCCGTCCTCACGGTAGTTGAAGCTCTCGATCGTGCAGTAAAGGTTGATATACATTCCGGTGCAGATGAAGTGTATCGGAACGCGGCTCTTCTTCCACCGCTCGATCATTCGGACATACAGAATCGGCGGAACGGCGATCAGGGACTTCATGCCCGGAAAGCCGTGCGCCGGAAAGAAACTGGAAAAACTGAACTGCAAAGCAGGACGGCTCTGCATGATCGTGACTTCACCCAGGCCGGTGAGATCAACAGAGCGGTTGTTGCTGCCGTTCTTGACGTTGAACTTCTCAGGCAGCACGGGCAGCCGCATCTTCTCTTTCTCCGCGTTCCAGGTGAGCCAAATTTGGTAGTTAATAGTCATAGGACAGTTGGCCCTCCTCGAAGATTTCATCCTTGATAACGCCCATCAGAACAGGCTTAATGTTGTTCGTGAGCAGTTCAAGTACAGCCTTCTCGGACATACCACCGCCAGAGCCACCAGAAACGACCACAGAGCCATTGCCGACGATCTCCAGGATGATTTTCTTGGTGATCTCTTTCGTGGCGTCTGTGCCTTCCTGGGCCGCTGCTGGAGCGTCCGGCTGAACATTCAGCGGTGCAGGCTCAACCACGGTGGGAGTGCTGGATGCAGGCGTAGCGACAGAGGACGCTTCGGGCTGTTGTGCCTCCGGCGCGGTCGTCGCGGCCTGCTGCTCCATCAGGGCCTTCTCCAGCTCGGAGAGGTCGTAGGTCGTCGCGGCTTCCTGCGGGGTTGCAGACAGGCCGGTGTAGGCGGCGTTGATCTCGTTCAGGTCGGAGTTTTTGCCGGACACGATGTCCACGACCTTGCCCAGCACGGAATCGAAGAGAGATTCACCAGGAGCAGGCTCCGGCGCGTCGATGGTGATGCCAGTGAGGGCCTGCAAGAACCGATCGAATTTCCTCTCGTCAATAGCCTGCTGATTGACCGTATTCTCAACGGTGCTTTCCGTGGTGTAGGTCGAAGCGACGTCGTGGCTGTCCACCGTCTGTGCGCTCTGGCTGTTGTCCACGGTGGTGACGTCATGGCTATCTGTCAAGACGCTTGCATCGGTTTCGGTCAGATCGTGGCTGTCGTAGGTGTTGGTGGTATCGTGGCTGTCGGTGATTGCGTACTCATTCGCTACATCGTGGCTATCCACAACGGAATGATCGTCCGCGAGGCTGTTGTAGGTGGTTTCGGATGCAGGCTCAACCACGGTGGGAGTGCTGGATGCAGGCTCGATGCTGTTCAGTGCGTCGATGATCTTGTCCGTTTCCTCGGTCGGGAAGACGGTGCTCCCCTGCTTGCCGACGATCAGCTCCGGGCCATTCTCACCGGCCACGAACACATCTTCAGCGTCCGTCGTGCCTCCAGCATGGCCGGGAACGGTCGTTGTGGTAGACGTGGCAACAGAGGGCGTAGAGCCGTTCTGCAAGGCCAGAGCCACAGATGCGGCCACATCCTTTGCGGCGGCTACGGCGTCCTTCTTGCCGTCTTTGAGCTTCTGGACATACTCGGCAATGGTGTCCTTCGCGGCCTTCCCTGCCTCGTCGGAGAGGTCGAGAGAGTCCACAGTGCCTTCCATTTTCTTCTGGAAGTCGTCGAGCTGGTTCTCGTAGTCCGTTACCCAGTCGGCGGTTGCCTGAGCTGCCGCATCCTGCTTGGCGGTGACGTCGGCCAGGGTGTCGGCCAGCTTTGCCACAGCGTCCTTGTTGCCGCTGTTGATCGACTTGACCATGCTTGCGGCAAGACCAGCGGCCTGTTCGCTGCCGTCCTGGACGTAGGACATCAGAGCCTTATAGTTCTCCTCGGTGATGCCCAGATCGTCCGCGGAGGTGGCTTTCAGCGTTTCAATGTTGGCGGTGTAGGTGTTCCAGTAGTTGAGCTGCGAGTCGAGAGCTGCCTGTGCGTTGGAAACGCTCGCGTTCAGGTAGTCGCTCGACTTCGTGGACGCCTGATCGAAGAGATCAAACTGGCCCTCGAAGCTATCCTTTGCCGCCTGGTATGCGTCGTCGTATGCCTGACAGAGCTTTTCCACGTCAGAGCGCACATCGCTGTACGCCTGGGAAATGGCCTCGCCATAGGTAGCGCCTTCCTCTGCGGCGGCCTTCGCTGCATCAGCAGCGGCGGTGTAGCCATCCTCGATCTCCTCGATCTTCTTGCCGGTTTCGTCGTAGGCGTCCTGCAACTTGGCCTGTTTGTCCAGAACCTCTTGCAAAGCATCAGCAGCAGCGTCGGCGTTGGCCGCCTGCTCAGACCACTGTGCAGAGATCGTAGACATCCCGGTCGGGTCTTGTGCGTAGAGATCGGCGATGTAGTCCTGGTAGACCTTCTGCGCATCGTTGGCCCGCTGCTGGGCGGCTGTGACTTCATCCTGAACCTTTGCAAGCTCCTCCTGCTCCTGAGCCTGCTGCTTAATGAGATCGACGTACTCCTGGTACTTCTCGTTGTAGGCTTCCTGCTTTGCCTGTTCCTGAGCCATCTGCTTGATGTAGGCGAGGCTCTTGTCCTGGTTTTCGGTCAGGTCTTTGTAGGTCATGTTCAGGCCGTCGATGTTGCCGTTCAGCTCGTCGAGAATGGCCTGCATTTCCTGCTGCTTCCCTGCCACCTCCCCGGTAGAGCTTGCCAGCTCAGACAGGCGGGCGATCAGCGCGCGGTTTTCCAGCTCGTTCTTATGCACAGACTCCGTGTTGTTGTCCAGCTCGTCCATCAGGGAGTTGTGCTTGTCGATCAGGTTGTCGTACTCAGAAATGAGATCACCGACGGACTGCCCGTTGCTGTTCAGAGACTCAGACAGGGTGTCGATGCGGTACTTCAAAGAGGACGCCTGATCGGACGTGTCGCCGTAGGTATCGCAGGCGATCTGGTACTGTTCCTCCAGCGATTCCAGCTCTTTCTGCTGCTCAGCGGTTACGGCGGTCATGGACTGCGTTTCCTTGTAGGCGTCCTCGTACTTGTTACCCAGCATGGTGACGGCAGCAGTTATCGCCGTGACGCCAGCCGCCACGCCGAGCAGCACCGGCAGATACGGAACCAGCGGAGTGAAGAACCCGGCTTGAATCACCTTTGCGGCAGACATCGCCGCGGACAGACCGGCCACGCCAACGGCCACCGTGCCCAGGCCGGTGCCGATCGCGGTCAGGGCCTTCACGACGTTCGGGTGCTCAGTGAGGAAGTCCCCAACATGTCCCCAGAGGTCGGCCAGCTCAGCCGACGTATCATGGATAGCAGGCTCCAGAACTTGAGTGAAGGCAACATTCATTTTGTTGTTGGACTTCTCCCACTTCTCGCTCAGACTCTCGCCAGCCTCAGCGGTTTTCTCCAGCGTGCCCACGGCAGCGTCCAGAGATCCCGTCAGGGTGTCGGTCGTGATTGCGCCGTCGCGGATAGCCCGCGCAAAGTCAACGCCCACTTTGCTGCCGAAAATCTCAACGGCCTCCGTGGTCGCCTCGGAGCTGTCCTTCATGTTGGCGATCTCGGTTATTGTGTTCTGCAAAGCCGTCTGTGCATCCAGGCCATCAGAAGCAAACTTCTTGACAGCAGTGCGCATGGCGGTGATTGTAGAGGTCCCCTCGACGCCGTAGAGCTCCATCTGAGCCAGCAGTCCGATCGCGTTCTCCAGCGACAGGCCCAGCTCCTGCAAGGACGATGCGCCCGTAATCAGGGTATTGCTCAGAGTGGTAACGGACAAGCCGGAAATTTGTCCGGCATAGGCCAGATCGTCGAGAACATTCGGCAGCTTGGATGCGTCCACGTTCCATTTGTTCATCACCTTGGTAACAAGCTGAACGGAACCAACGACATCCTGGCCGGTAATGTCCGCGAAGTCTAGGAACTGGCCCGTAACCTCAGAAAGCGTATCGCCGGTGTAGCCCAGGCGGGTGTTGATCTCGCCGACGGCACCGGCCACGCTGTCAAGGGCGTCATCGTTGCCAGAGTAGGCTTTCAGCATACTCGCGCCCAGGCTGTCCAACGCCTCGCCCGTTGCACCGGTGGCGTTGACGACGATCTTCTCGGCGTTGCTGTAACTGTCGGTCAGCTCGTAAACCGAGGATGTGATCTCCTTGATTGTGGCCGTGATGCCCGCCGTAGTGAGGGCCTGAGCGATCGTTTCGACAGCATCAGCACCAGTCTTTCCGGCGTCTTCGGCCTCGTCGCTGGCCTTTTGGGTGGCCTTAGACAGCGTGTCGGTTGCGTCGCTGGCCTTACCGTTGGCTTCCGCCAGGGTCTCCGCTGCATGGCCTGCCTGTTCAGCCGCAGCCTCCAGCTTGTCGAGGTCTTCCGTGCCGGACGACAAAACAGCCTGGTAATTCTGCATCGCAGCATCGGCGTCGCTCTGGGCTTTTGCAAGCTCTTTGAGGGCGTCTGCTGCTGCGGTGCTGGCCTCCTCCAGCTCCTTTTTGGTTTCAGCCGAAACCTTTTCGTTCTGCATGAGGTCTTCGAGCTGATCGCCGGTCTTCTTGACGGCAGCAGTCAGATCGTTATGGATTCCGGCTGCGGCCTCCACGGACTCAGACAGCTCGTCGGAGGACTTCTCGCAGAGAGCCATCATGTCGTTTAGATCGTTCAGGGCAGCGGTGGATTTCAGTCCCATGTCCACCAGCTCTTTGGTGGAGTAAGCCGCCTCCAGCATTGCCTTGTCATAGCCACCGACGGCGTTCGTCCAGTAGTCGGCCTTCTCCGCGGCCTCGTCTGCTGCCGCACCGTACCGATCGAGGGACTCCGCGAGCTCGTCTGCCGCAGAGCCCGCGCCGCTGACCGCCCCTTCGATGCTACCGATCGAGGAAGCAACGCCATCAGCGGCAGCAGCTACATTGGAAGCCGAGGACGAAATGCCGTCCAGGGCCGCGCTTGCTGCATCACCCGCAGACTCCCACTTGCTCAGCATGGACTCGCCGTTATTGGCGATGTCAGCCATCTTCTGACTCATCTGGTCGATGAGCTGAAATCTTGCGGTCAAGTTTGCCATTTAGTCCTCACCTCCTCATATTTCTTTGAGCCTCCGCTACGATCTTCGCCTGCTTGCGTTCATCACCAACAACAAGCTCAGAAGCGATGTAGAAGAGCTTCATCTTCCGCGGCATGGCGTCGTACTCTTCCGGGTGCAGCCCGTGTCGCTGCCACAGGGTGTGCGCCCAGTAGCCGTCCGAGCCCGCCGCGCAGATCAGTTTTTTGCGGCTTTCAGATCGTCTTCATCCGGGGCGTCGATCATGCCGAGAATCTGCATGACGTTCCGAGCGACGTAATCATAATCGCCCGGTTTGCTGAACACCAGCAGCGGCATATCGGTGATGTCCACGCAGTTGTAGAACTTCATCAGCTCCGGGTCGTCCAGCTTCGGGTACTGGAGGGACTTCACGACGATATGGCGCAGGGCGCGGGCATTGTCGCGCTCGGTCTTCCAGACGACCTCGCCGCCGTTCACGAGGGGGTTGCCCTTCTTGTCGG